TCAACTATATTTTTTGAACTGGATAGCATCTCATCACTTTCCCCATTAAACCATTTTTCATTTAAAACTGGAAACGCTTTTACTATTTTGCAAACAAAACGTTCGTCGTAAGTTTTCTTTCCACTCAATATCTGTGATACTGTTGCTTTGTCAGAACCTATCCTTTCAACAAAATCTTGTTGATTTCTAAAATATTTGTTCGATTTAAGGTAATCGAATGCCTCTTTTATACTTTGAATATCAGACATATAAAAAAATAATTGAAAATAATTGAAAATAAACAAACAAAACGTTTGTAATTACAAACAAAACGTTTATATTTGCATCGTGTTATATATTAATGTACAAATGTACTGCTTCAACAAACACCATGAAATAGCAAAAATACGCTATTATTTGGAATTTACAACTAAAAAATAAAATTAAAACTACAATAAAACATGAGCAAGTATTCATTTAAAAAAGGATTTGGACAGGTACAGGTGAAAGATGTAAAAACTGTCAAGACTGAATTAATGAAAGCATTAGGCATTAAAACTAGATACGCATGGGGTCAGCGATTAAAAGGAGAAGTTGAACCTCTTGTATCAGAAGCTGAAGCAATCGAGATTGTATTTAAAAAATATGGTATAAAAAGTATTTGGGGAAAATAGCCATGAACGATACAATAAAACTTGCCCCTCGCCAGTCAGAAGTTACCCGCTATATCGCTTGGGGAGCTACAAAAAAAGATGTAGCTAATATCTTGAATATGCCAATTCGAACAGTTGAGAATACGCTCAGACGTGTATTTGCAAAAACAGGAGTAACAAAAGTAAATGAATTAGCAGCATGGTTTTTTTGCCATGAATATAATATTTCAATGGATCTTTCTCCTATAAAACGTCAAATTACGAGCATGGCTATGATGATGTTAATCGTCTTTGAATTATTCAATTTTGACGGTTCAGAAATGAGGGTAAGAAGAACAAAATCAGGAAAAAAAACAGAAACTGAATTAATTTTAGAATCATGATACCATTCATGATCTTTATCGCACTACTCGCACTATTCGTTTTCGTTCCAATGGCAATTCTATCTACCGAACAAAAACACGACTTCAAAAAACACTCCTATTCTGGAGAATCTTACGATCAATTCTGTAAACGCTATTATTCACATTATATATAAAAAATCAACTAACGGCAACCGGATAAAGCGTTATCAGGTGTTTGACAAAATCCAACTCGCTAAACACAGAAAAATCAAACTCGCCCCTACAAAATGGAAGATCAACAAATACAAAAAATCATCACTGCTTCAATGCAGATTGGAGTGTTTAATACGCTCAACGAACTTGGTTTACTCTCTGAAATTATTACCGAAAAACAAGCTAATAAAAAATATACAAAACGGCTTATTGACGACTGGAGACATAAACGATGGATAGTTGGTTATCCAACTGGAAACTCACAACGAGGGAAAGTTTACTTTAAACGTTCAGAACTCGAAACTGCATCTCGGATGCTTGATATTCAAAATATAATTCCTGAAAACAAAATTTTTAAATCACACAAAATCTAATTAAAATGGAAAAACCAGATTTACAATGAAAAACAACACACACCGCAGACAATCAAATGATTCACGATTTCGGAAATGACTTTAAAATAATCGTGGATAAAAATATCAATATGGCTTACAAAATGAGCGGTAATGATGTAAAAGAAAATTTCTCTACTAAAGGAATGTTACTTGAGACTTATGAACAGATACAAAAACATTTTGCTTTATCCATACAGAAACACGAAATAAGGACCATTAATGTATTAGAAAATGAAACAGCAAAAGGATAAAATCAAATTCGCACTTTTAACTGCTTTTTTTCTTATGTTTTTATCACTTATAACAATATCAATAATATTCAACTAACAATTAAATATTTACACAATGTCAGAAAAATTAAAACCCGACTTTAATGTCGCAGACAAAACAACATTGGTGGACCAACTACCAATCAAAAATTCATTCATTGATACGCTGGTAAGAATGCATCGTTTTTCTCAAGAAGATGCTGAGGCAACATATGAACGTGAAGCCCGGTATTTCAAAAGGCTTGTTTCTCAAAATGATTGGCTCAAAGAAAGTACAGGTATTTCCTTATGTTCTGCTTTTTTTGAAGTTGCAATAACAGGACTTTCCCTTCAACCGGGAAGCAAATCAGATGCCTACCTCGAAGCACGAAATGCAGAACAAATTGTTGAAGGGCAAAAACGATGGGTCAAAGTAGCCCGATTGGTAGTAACTGCTTACGGAGAATTGAATCTTCGTATCAAATCCGGTCAAATCATCCGTATGAACAATCCTATCGTTATTTACGATGGCGATAAATTTCAACCTTGCACAAATGATCTAGGTGAATTGAAAGTCGATTATTTACCTGCTATCCCAAGAAAAACGAATAAGATTATTGGTGTTTACGTTTGCATTGTACTTCCTCATAATGGTATTGATTTCAAGTGGTTGCTCGAAGATGATATTGCAAGACTCGCCAACTACTCTAAAACCAAAACCCAAAAAGACGGAAATGCTCTTTATACTGCCAACGATGGACAAATTGACCCTGGCTTTTTAGAGGCAAAATGTATCAAGCATGCCATGCGTGCCTATACCAAGTTAAAGGTATCTGAAAATATATCATTTGAAAGTGATGAAACGGAAGAAGATCAATCTAAAACATTTACTGAAGGACCAAAAGTTGTCGCAGCAGTTCAAATTGATACACCTAAAGATGAGGAGGAAACATTTTAATGGAAGCAACACAAACATTACCCGCAGAAACTACATCAGTAGTAAAAATCGAAGAGTTTAAATCTCTTATGACTCAGGCACCAATTGTTCTTGCCGAAAACAAAATATCATTCTCTAAAGCTATCGAAAAGGGAAATGAGCTTATAGCCTTAGCAAAACAAGGCATGAATGATATTATCGATACCCAGCTGGCCGCATATATTGATAAGGTAAAGAAAACAAAAAAGTCAATGAACGAAAAGCGTTCACCATTTACTCAAATGATGACTATTGTTGCCAAAGAGTTCACAACGTTAGAGGGATCTCTAGATGCTCCAATTGACACGCTTCAGTCATTAAGAGATGGCTATGCAACTAAGATCATGAAAGACCGCCAGGAGGCCGAAAGACAAGCTCAATTGAGACTTGCTAAAGAACAGGAAGCAATTGAAATAGAAAGACTTTACAGAATTGGATATGCAACGGCGATAGCTGAATATATACTGAATTTTAAATCTGTAAAAAATACCTGGTTCGATGGACTTATTCTTTCGAATGTTGACACAGCATCGAATGAAATATCAAAATTCGGTAATAATCTTAGTGACGCTCAATTTATTTTCGATGTTCAAATTTCACTTACCATTCAACATCATTCAATTGAAGAAAAAGTATTGATAACTGGCGGTTTGGCTCAACAACTTTGCTATTCGGCAATGGATAATTTTAAAACATCAATTTCTGAATTTAAACGCGAACTTGTTGATATGCTTCCATCAAAGAAAAATCAATTGGAAGAACTGGAACGTCAACGACTGAAAGCGTTAGAATTGCAACGTCAGGAAGCGGAACGACAACGATTGGCAGATGCTGCAGCTGCAGAAGCACGAAAAAAAGCTGCTGAAGCTGACGCAGAAAATAAGATACGGCTTGAAGAAGAAGCACTTCAAGCTAATATTAAAGCTGAACTTGAACGTCAGGAAAATGAAGCTAAAGAAAAAGATCGTCAACGCCTTGCCAACGAAGCATTCGAAGCAGAAAGATTACGCAAATCAGAGGAAGATGCAAAACTTCAGGAAAAAGCCAGATTATCGCAATTGAAAGCCGAAGCAGATGCTACCGTACAAGCAACCGGTCAATCTGTAAGTGCAATGGTAGATAATCAAGCTGATTTATTTACTGAAGCTCCGAAAGTAAAAGAAGGCTATAATATTTTGGTTATTAATCCTGCCGGCTATCTACAATTGATTTCTTTTTGGTTCGAAAATGAAGGTAAAAACCTAACCAACGACAAGATAGAATCCATGTCTATCGCTCGTATCAAAGTATTCTGTGAAAAGTATGCTGTCAAAAACGATGTGACAATCGAAAGCAAATTACTTGTGTACGAACCGGTTTATAAAGCGAAATAATCATGGAAGGAATATTTGCACAAGATGCTATCGATAGAGATTTAGATAATCATTTAGACTCTCTTTTTGGAGATAACGATGATTTGATTGATGACAGTAATTTTGATTATTATTAAATATGGATGCATATTTTGGACGATCAGAAGTATCAAATTCGGATTTGGGTTGGTTATTGGACCAACTCAATCCGAAATCAAATACAATCGATCCCACACAAGCATTTGCCGATGGAAATCTACTCGATGCTATGATTACCGAAACTCATAAGGTCGATTATTTCAAACGCACTAGAGAAGATGTAGTTTACAAAAAGGCCACTTTCGAAAATACCATTAAAATGAAACAAGCCTTTTGGCGCGACCCGTTTTGCTCGGAACTAATGAGCGGAGCAAATGCACAAAAGATAAGCATTCAACGAAATGCTCAAATGAATTTTGACGGTGTTGATTTTGACCTAAATCGAAGATGTAAGTGGGATATTTGGCGTGATGACTGGAAATGGGGTGGTGATATAAAGAGTACAGCAGCCGAAACACAGACACAGTTTGAAACTGCATGTAAATTCTTTCAATACGACCGCTCACGTGCTTGGTACATGGATATTGAAGGAGCAGAACGCGATGTGATTATAGGCATATCCAAAAAGAATCACAAAGTATTCAAAATCTTCATTAATCGGGAATCAGACTTCTATTTAGAAGGAAAACAAAAGTATTTAGAACTAGCCTATAAATGGCATTTATTATTTGGAAACGGAAGACCATGAGAATAGTAGTTGAAAAAGAAAATAAGTACCTAATACAGTTTGATTTTGACCGTAAAATATCAGCAGCTGTGGCAAAGCTTCCTGATGTGAGTTACGATTCAAAATTGAAGCGTTGGGAGCTTCCACATAGATATGAATTCGAAGTACAGATGTTCGCTCAAAAGTATTGTTTTGATATGACCGGTAAAATATCAAAACGTCGTGTTTTTGATGTACCTACAGAAATGCCAAAACTTGAACAGCATATTGACCTGAAACTAAAACCGTACGGTTATCAAACCGAAGGTATTGCTTACGGAATAAAACATGGAAGCTGTATAAATGGCGATGCTCCAGGACTTGGGAAAACACTTCAAAGTATTGCGACGGTTATTGCAAAGAATGAATTTCCATGCTTGATCATTTGTCCTGCAAGTTTGAAATTGAACTGGGAAATGGAATGGAAATTATGCTCCGATCATAAACCGGTTATTCTTAGCGATTCCATTAAACACACATGGGAAACTTTCTATAACATGGGTGTGTATGATGTTTTCATTGTCAATTATGAATCGCTTCAAAAGTATTTTGTGGTGAACATCGATGTCCCTCGCGGTGAACAAATGTTGCTTAAGCACGTCAATTTCTTGCCAAATATCAATGTATTCAAGTCAGTTATTATCGACGAAAGTCATAGAGTGAAAGATAAGACTACACGTCAAAGCAAATTATCCTATGGTATTGCACAGGGTAAGTTCACACAGCTTCTTAGTGGTACCCCTATCGTAAATAAGCCGGTTGATCTGATGTTTCAACTTATGATAATAAATAAGTTGAAAGAGTTTGGTGGATCTGTTGCTTTTCGTGAAATGTGTGCTGATGAAGAACGCTGGCCGGAAATAAATTCAATACTTAGAAATAAATGCTATTTCAGGCGTGAAAAAAAAGATGTACTCAAGGAACTTCCGGATAAGTTTAGACAAAAAGTTTTTTGTAGTATTTCCAACCAACCCGAATATGATGCTGCCATGGCTGATCTTGAAACCTATTTGAGAGAATACCGAAAAGCCACAGAGCCACAAATTGCCAAAAGTATGAAAGGTAAAATAATGGTTCAGATCGGGGTATTGAAAAACATTTCTGCTCGTGGAAAATTGGCCGATGTAAAAGAATACATAGATGATGTACTCGAATCAGGTGAGAAAATAGTAGTGTTTATCTATCTTAATGAGGTAGCCGATGTGCTCCGAAGTTATTATCCAACTGCATTATTTTTTACCGGTTCTGAAAGCTCTCACCAACGGAATGATAACATACATAAATTCCAACGATGTACGGTTTGCGATACACGGTTTGAAAGACACGAAAATTCCGATCATGAGTTCATTCCGACTGATCATAACCTGATATTTGTCAACTACAAAGCCGGTGGCGTTGGAATTACCCTCACAGCAGCTTCCAGAGTTGCATTTGTTGAACTTCCATGGCATTCTGCTGATACTGATCAATGCGAAGATAGATGTCACAGAATAAGCCAAAAAAATGCTGTTCAAATATCTTATTTCCTCAGTAAAAATACCATTGACGAAGATATTTATAAAGTAATCAATGAAAAACGTGAAATGGTTATACAATGTACCGGAGCAGTTGATGATACTGAAGAATCTACTTTTGAATCAATTATAAATCTTTTAAAATAAAATTATGAGATACGCACTAAGAAATCAAAAGAAAATTGAAGCGGCTTATCCCGGAATGATTCAACGAATACTAGATTCATTAAAATCATATTTTGAAAAAAATGAATCAATCGAATTATTTGATTCGGGAGAAGAATTCCCATTGATTTTTATAAGCGACGTAGGTCATACAGTTAATGTAATTGCATTCTACGTACTTGAAATCAAGTTTGATGTATATCGATTAGCATTTAAAGAATTCATTGGATAATTAAAACTCTACTACTATGGCCGAACTATTCACAGAACTCGAAGAAGCACCAATCAAGAAAAAACGCGATGGTTATCATGGCGCAAAAGGAAAATACACGGATCCAATAACAGCACGTATTGAACATGCTGAAAAGGAAGTAACACGACTGACAAACGTATCGGAATATTATAAACGCCAAAGCGAACGCCTTCAGCGGGAAGTTTTGGAAGTAAAAGAGAAAAATAAACAATTACAAGCAATTATCAATGGCTAAACCAACCCACAACGAAAAGAACTTTCTTTTGCCGGATAGTCATAGATCAATGGCAAGTTATCATGCTAAAGTGATGGAAGATGGTATTATGAAATTGACCATGCACGATTGCAAAGGTTCAATCCAATTGCACAATGATTTGAATAATCGGGAAGAAATTATTGAAGCCATTGAAAAACTGGAAGCACTAAGATTCGGAATTGCCGAATTGCTTAATTTTATTCACGAAGAGTATTTATACTAAAACATTGAAAATGATAATCATACCCGCAATTTTAGTCAGTTACAAAAGCTTGAAAGATAGAACGCTCGTTCTTGCCTTTGAAACCAACGAGCCAACACCGGAGCAAATCACAAACATTGCATTATCCGTTCAGTGTGCCGGGTTCCTGGCTTTCAATAAAGATTCTTTCAAAACAGCGCAACTGCAAATAATTGAGGAAACAAAGGCTGACTATGAAGACAAAACAAAAACACCTTCAAAACGAATTAGAGATGTTCTGTTTGTCGCATGGAAGCAAAATTCAGAGGGTTATGATCGATATGAGGATTATTATAGGTTTAAAATGGATATGTTTATCAATCACGTAAAAAAGCAATTAATTTAAAAAAATGGTCTATTAGTGTAAATGATGCATAATCTGGGATAACATAATCTAGCTGCTGGTTGCAAACAGTGTAGAGCATATAGTATGATCCATGCGAAGGATTGAGAGGGTTTGATTCCCTTATAGACCACCAATTATTTATTTTTAAAAACAAAAAAATTATGGAAGTATTAAAAAACGAAATCAAAAAAGCCGTCATTAAAAATGACCGATGTGATGTTTCGGAGGGAAAAAGCAAAGGTTCTGAAAGAATTACCCGCAAAAGTCAGGCAACTTATAACGGTTGAAATAAGTAACCGGGAAGAATATCAATTTGCTGAGAATAATCTGAAGGAATACCTCAAGGAATACAAGGAAGCAACGGATAGTAAGATTAAAAACGCATTGCGGAGTGCTGCAATGGTTCGTTTGACCCTTTTAAGGCAAATCACAGCACGTGGAAAAGTAAAGAAAGTAATTGACTACGTGAAAGACTTTCAGCAAAGCGGTAAGAAGGTAATTATATTCTGTTCACTTCACATTGTAGTTGATCAGCTTAAACATGCTTTCCCTTCTGCAGTATCTGTCACTGGCCGAGAAAATCAAGTACAAAAACAGCAATCAGTTGATAGTTTTCAAAATAACCCGAAAACGAACATTATTATATGTTCAATCAAAGCTGCTGGAGTTGGTTTGACACTTACAGCGAGTTCCGATGTTCTTTTTGTAGAGTTTCCCTGGACTGATGCTGATTGTTGTCAATGCGAAGACCGTGCACATAGGATGGGCCAAAAAGATAGCGTAACCGGTAGGTATTTTTCAGGAAAAAACACGATAGATGAACGTGTCTATCAAATCATTCAAACTAAAAAAGGAATCGCCAACGCTGTTATGGGTGGAAGTGATGAAATTTCAGAGAGTACATTAGATTTAATCGCAAATATGTTTAACTAATAAATAATAATTATGTACGTGATTACAAAGGCTACTTTAAAAATGGTAAACGGGGATAAATTAGTCCTTAAAGAGAGAGTAAATTAGCTGATATAATCACCAATCAACAACTTTCAGAAATGTTTGAAAAAGCAAAACTAAGTACACTTACCAAATAAACTTAAAATCAAAAAAGATAAAAAACTATCAATTAAACCGGTTCATCAAGAACCTGTTTTTTAATAAAAATAATCACTATGAAAAAATTTAATGGTAAGGCAATATATAATCCTAGCGGTGCAGCTGGTGAATATCTCATATTGGCGACCAATTGAAAGAAAATAATATGACTAAAGAAAAATGTGTTCATTGTGGAAAGGAAACAGTTTCCGTACTCGAACGACCTGAAGGATTTGTCTGTTACCTATGCTATACCAGTAGAAAGGATGCTTCCGAACCTAAGAAATCAAAGCGTAAAATCAGCCACGAAGAAGATGACATTCAGGGTGAGTTTTTCAGGGTGGTACCAACGTTTTTCCCACGGATTCCGGATAAACTACTTTTTGCCGTTCCTAATGGCGGAAAACGCGACCAAGTTACAAGAACCAATAAAAAAGGAGTTACTTCCACGTGGTCGCCAGAAGCTACACGAATGAAACAGCAAGGCGTGAAATCCGGTGTTTCAGACGTTATTCTGCTTATTCCAAAAAAAGGGTTTTCTTGCTTATGTTTGGAATTTAAGACCGACACCGGTGATCAATCGCCCGAACAAAAAACATTTCAACAACAACTTGAAGCATGTGGTGGAAAGTATGTGATTGTACGCAGTGCCGGAAAAGCTATTGATTGTATGAAAGAATATATGAAATAAACCTTTTTTTAATTCAATTGATATTCCTCCGGATCAATACCAATCTCAGTAAGAACCTGTTCGATATATTCCTGAACCGAATCATTATCGGTCGTAATTTCCCACACATTTGAATAAGTTTGAACTAATAAATTTATCAAAAATCGGTTATCATGCAAAGCATCCATTGCTTTTACTGCCTGACATACATTTACTGTTAGTTTCATATTTGCATTATTTTAATTCAATACAAAGATGGGTTGACAATAGTAGTTAATCAAGCAATTAAAGCCAATTAAAACAAAAAAGCCTCGTTTCACAACGAAGCTTTTCTTATCAATAAAATCTAATACTATGAAAAATCACAATTCACTATTAATATATAAAATCCTACAGCATTTTCACCACCAACGCTACTGTCACAATCCCTATTCCCACATCCTTCACACCACTCCAAAACGTTTTTCGCTTGATAATTTTAGTAGTTTCTTTTTTGTAAAGCAAATAATCGCTGTTTATGGTTTTAATTTGGTGCGCCTGAGTAACAATTATGGTGTCTTTCAACGTATTTATTTTTTTGCATTCAAATAGTCCTCTCGAGTAACTTTCAGCTTCAACGCTCAAATCTTCAATAGTTGAATCCTTTTCAGATAAATCAATGTCCTGGCTATCTACTATTTCTTTGCAATTTTTTAAGGTCGAATCCTTTTTAAAGTTCTCTTTTGCAGCGTCAGTGATTATTCCTTGCTTCTTAGAGCTATTTATATGTGTTTTGGCTTGCTTTGCTGCCTCCTGCGCCCTGTTCTTATAAAAAGTTACCAAACTATCCTTTAAAGCAATTTGAGCATTGAACTGAACTATCTTCATAGAATCCACCAGAAACTTTTCCCGTGCCTTATCGCTCGAAAGTTCGATATTGTTTACGGCTTTTTTATTCGCACATTTCGAAATGTAACCGAACAATAATACAAGGCAAATAATGCCTGAGAGTATCCAAATCCAGTTTGCTGTTTTCATATTCTCGTATATGTTGATTTGCCATTTATTTTTTCCATACGCAAGCATTCACCCCGGTTACCCTGAGTTTTATAACTAACATGCACCCAAGCTGGTTGTATGTGGTTGCCTCCCTCCCAAATCATCTGGTCGAAAACAAAATTATCTTTGATCAAATGAAAAAGTTTAGAGTTATCCTCACAACTTAAGTCGGCAGCTTCGCCCTTACAATGTTGTGATAGTGGTTTGCTTGCTCCACCCTTTTCCTGATTCACCGCCAAAGATCGAAAGCCGGAATTAACCGTTATTGATTTGCCGTATTTATCCCTGAGCGGTTGAAGCACTTCGCGAACTAACAATCCTAATGCGTTTATTTCGCCCTGAGTGGGGATGTTGGGAAGGTGCGAACTTGTTTCACAGAGTTCCTCTAAAGTAAAATTCTTTGATAGGTTCATAATTTATTTAATATTTTGAATTATTGTGTGGTTCAAATCACTCATTATTGTTAAAAATTTATCAATCTTAGTGGTAATCTCTCGATGTTCATCCTTATTCTCATTTCGATTTTCCCGAAGCGATTCTACTATTGAAGAGAATGCATCTTTATTGTCATCCTTATGATCGGAAACTACCTTGCTGAGTGATATATACCTCTCGTTTATTTCTGCTATTTTTACATTCATCCTCAAAAAGAATCCAAATGCAATAACTAAATTTGCAATAAAGGCTATTGATATAGCTATCCAATCATTGATTCCTAACATTATTCCTTAATTTAAAATATTTAAACTTCTTTTTCCACCGTATTAGTTGTGTCATTCGTATCCTTTTTCTTAGAGTAGCTAAATGCTGCCATTGCAGCCGTAAGCAATCCAGCTAATACGATAATAAGGGGTAATCCCGCAATTCCATCACACATCACAGTTTTGGCAATACATATACAGCAAGTCACCACCACGATATGAGCATTAAACTTGCTTCCTGATGATTTTCCATTCGGATCGGATACTGTTTCCGCCCAACTGAATTTTGAAATGTCTGTTTTGTTTATCATGTTATAAATCATCAATTATATTAGTAAATGCACTCCAAGAATGACAAGTAGACTTCCAAAGATTGAGAAACTCCATTTAAAAAGATCGGCTAAGTGGCTTAAAATCCACTTGTAAATTAGTTGTAGATAGTACATATATATTTAATTTTTAATGTTATAAAATCTGATAAAATATCACCGCTGGCTCACTTACCTTTTCAATACTAATTCCAAATCCAAATAATTGGGATTTAAAATAATTCTTTGGAGGAATTACCCCTTTTTCAATCGAAATTACAGCATCAAACAAATTAAAATGTATCTGTTTATTTGCACTGGGCGGAATTACACCTTTGTCGATAGAAATTCCAAAATTGTATAATGCCGTCATAATTAATAATCGTAAGGTAAATCGAAATGAGCATTAACCTCTCTTCTTAAAAATCTCAATGTTGGAATAGTTGCAGTGAAATAAGTCGATTTAGGGTTTGTCAAACCTGCATTGGCTAGCGTATAGAATTCCTGATCTGCATTGCTAACAGCATATCCATCATAGAGCGAAATTTTATCGCTGCAATTTGGGAAGTCAGTTACGAAATTGGCAATTGCCAAATCGCTGAATAAAACAGGCTGTCCAAGTGTTTTACCGTACCGAGTTGCACCGGCTGCCGTATAGTACAAAAGTTTGCATTCACCCATTAAAGGGGCTGAAAACTTAGGAAATGCGGATGGTGTATTGGCATCATCGTAAGGCAATATCTCAATTGATTCAAGAACATCTGCATTTACTTTCTTCACATAAGTTCCTGAACCTGCATTCAACAAAGAGAAAATTGTTACTCCAGCCAAGCAAATAAAGGTAAACTCAGGGAGATACTGAACGCCATTATAAAGTATGGCTTTTGTTGCATCATTTGAATTATCATTGAATATTTTATATAAAACTCCAGCCGTCAAAGCATCACCCGGTTGCAGTGCTGTAGCATCAATTAAATTTTGTTTTTTACCAAGATACGTTCCGAATGGACTTCCGTCATAGCTCATACCATTCAAACCCTTAAACATAGAGCCTAATGGAACTTCGACCGAAGTTGCATCCCTGAACCTATTCCATATTTGAGCCGAAGATGTATTGAAAACTAAACTTCCACTAGAATTTACTAGTACCAAATCACCTACATTGGCTGTATCTGCTCCATTTGAATCGACATTGATAATAGATGCGTTTGAGTTGATGACTCCATCCACAGAAGGTCGAAAAGCACCTACAAATCCCCCTAAATCACTAGCCCAAAGTGCCTCATTTCGCACATCTGGATTTAAGGTAAAGTCTAATACATCACCATAGCGTGTACATGTTGCACCATTTGAGTGAGCCACCTTAAATGTGTAGCTTGTCCCATTGAATGTTATTAATACGCCTGAGTTTATAGTGACCGAAGTATAAGAAAAAACTTCAAATCCATTGCCGGCAGTATTTGGGATAAATATATCACCAGTTAAAGGAAATTTACTTGAATCTGCAACGGTTAATTGAATACTTGTTTTTTCCTGATTAGCAGTTATTGCAGAGGTCAAAGTCCCGCTCAATGTTTCTGCATACGCATTAAAAACAGAAACATGATTGCCGCCTATTCTCGTTTCATTCACAATCAAACAAGTTTCATTCCCGAATGAATCTTTTGGAATCAAAGCCTCTGCATTTATTTGAGACATTCCGGCATTAATTAAAGCCGTTTTTAATAATACCACATTTGCCTTACTATCATTAGTCCAAATCGGTTGAATTATTGGTATAGAATTGTATTTAAAAAAACAGCTAGCAGGGAACACCATATTTTTTATATTGCAGTTAACCGTTGGGTTTGCATTCAAATTGTTGAAAACTATGCTATTCTTGTTTGGTGCTGGGCGTGAAAAATTAATCAAATTCAAATCAAAGAATGTATTATTTGAAAATACATCGTTATTATCCGAACCATTATAAAATAGAGCTTTTTTAAAAAGACAATACTTGAAATTTCCAACCCAATTTAATATATTTGCAGACCCATTTGATATAATTTTAGCTAGAAAAACTAAATTTCTATTAAAGTAGACATTATCCATCGTATAATTACCCGTAATTATACCACTGTTGACGCCTATTATAGTGCTGAAATTTGATGTAACAATCATTTGGTTTATATCATCACCAATCCAATTTTTAGTTGAATTTATAGCCTCATTAATCACTCCTCTAAAAAGAATATAAGTCATTCCACTTTTAAGATTTGCTTTTGTCGCACTTCTATAAGGTTTTTCCCTAGTTCCGTCACCGGTAGAGTCATCACCCAAATAAGTATGAATAAAGGCTGTATTTGCGTTTGTCAGTGCAGTGGTACTTTCCGAACCATCTGCATTGATTAAATATCTAGTTTTGAATAAATTTGCTGCCATCTTAATTTCGTGTTATCGTTAATTCAAAATCTTTGCATCCCCAATCTGATTTGCCGTCTAACTTATACAACCAAATAGTTTTAACCGAAACCCCTTCATACTTCATTGTGAATGAAAATGGACGATCATATTCGTCTAATGAATCAGGTATCGTTTTATCGGTAATTTGAGAATTAATATTACTATAATACCAATCCTGAAATTCTTTGCTTTGTTCGGACAAAAGTTTTGTTTCGTCAAACTCTATATTTTCTGCGATATTCATAATTAGAATATTATTAAAGCATCAGCGCTATCATTTCCTGCTGATACGGTTAAGTAATTAATTATTAGCTCTACATTTGCAGGAATGGTTACACCTACAAGCGTTATATGGTTATAATCAGTCGCGCCGATCTTTGCAGATAAACCGGAACAATCAGAACTGAGTCTAACGGCTGAAATAATTCTATCATAAGCATATGCCGGTAGTTTTCGAGGTAAAGCCATCCCATTTGCACCTATTTGATAAATGGCCATTGTAACTGGAGCATTTACGCCGGGTGCACCATCACTATAATCAATTCCTTTTTGTGGTGTATAACCCGGAGCACCTTTCAAACTCACCAACCATTGCGCTTCTGAACCTCCAAAACCACCGTCCAATGCCAATTCATAAGCCGATTTACCGGCAGTTCCTTGTGCCTTCACCCCTGAATCTACATCTCCAGTAAACCAATTTCCATTAAGTCCAATAGTGGGAGTAATACCATCCGCGCCTCCTCGTGGAGCTGACCATTCTGCCTCTGTAAGCATCGGAACATCCGTTGTAGTTGCCTTGTAGCTGTCATAAGCTGAATTATAAGTCGCTGTGGTATCTTCCGAAACTTTAGTAATCCAACAAACAACAATATACAGCGGGCGGTTTTCGTGAGCTTGGTCACCACCTGCATTCTCAGTGATATTTCCATAATCATCACCATTAGTCCCCATTTCTCTACCTGGAGTGTTGCTTTGGTCATTTCCGAGATTCCCTAAAATCTTATGTTTGTGAACCGGCATTTCGGCAACTTTCAACTTATGTGTTGCTTCACCACCTGTGTTACCAATTTTCCCGTAATTTTCGGTCAAATCAGTTGAATTTGCAGGCAT